TAAAGATGATATGGGTGATATGTATAAAGAAATGTCCAGGAAATCTAATGGAACCAATAAACCAAATTGATACAAATTTAATAAGGATAATCGGAAATAATCCGATTAACGTTCCAAATTCAAACATCAATAGGATTAATGGACCGTCTGTAATTCCAACTGTAGATAGACCTATTCTTCAGCAAATAAATGCTCCGGTTGTTCGTGGTCTTGAAGTTCCAATTATAGATGCACCAAATACAACTATACAGTATCCAGTTGTAAAAGTTCCAACTCAAGCAGAATTTGATGCTGCAGTAAAAGCCGATAAGGAAAAACAAGCAGCAGAACAACAAGATAAAGCTAGAGGATTGCCAGATACCAAACCACCATCAACCCCTCAGGTTTTTCAACCTCCAATACCAGCAATCCCACAAGTTGAAACTCCAAAGCCAATTGCAGAAGTTCCTGCAGATTTACCCAAACCTACCTTTACTGTCGGTGGAATCGATATTAATTTACCTGATCCTTCTCTTGTTGCTACGGCTGGTGCTGTCGCAGTAGTTACCACTGCTGCTACGATGGCATCAACAGCGGCTTTAAATATAGTTAAGAATGCTGCTGAACCTCTAATAAGAGAAGCAGCAAAGAATAAGTTTAAAATCAAAATTAAACAAGTCAAACCTGTCTTACATTATGTAATGGCAGATAGTGGACACATTGATATATTTGAATACTCTGCAGAAGGCACACGCTTGGTCGCACAAACAGATAATGTAGAGCAATATATCCGCGACCAAGTAGAAACCAACTCTCTATATGAGATTGAAAACAAAGTAATTATAGATGATGTAATGAAGGATAAATTTACAAAAGAAGGGCAAGAGAGATTTAAAGGTCTCTATGCCCCACCAAAAAAGATTGCTAAGAAATTATCAGCCCGCCTTTCTTTTTGATTCTAGTAAAGCAAAATCTTTCTTCTTTGTTCCACCATCATATTCCCAAGCATATCCCTCTTCAATCATCATTTCGTTGATTGATTTTCTCTTATTAACTGCGGATACTTCTTTATCACCAACAAACAAATGTCCCAGAATTCTACCATACTTTTCGGTAGAATCTGGGAGTTCTGTTTTAACAACAATATCAGTCTGACCCTCTAATTTTTTCTTAAGCCATTCTTTAACTTCAAGACCAAGTGCTTTTTCTTTCGCATCAGTTGTTCTGCTCTCTGGGGTATCGACACCAGCAAGACGAATTCGCTTAGTAAGGGAAATATCAAAACCCAAATCAACAGCAGCATCAATAGTGTCACCATCTACAACTCTTAAAACTTGCTTGATTCTGTAAATATAAGGATCCTTATCCATTAGAAAGGTAACTTAAACTCTTTGGTATTTAGTTTGGGAATTGGTAGTTTCTCAAATGCTTTATTAACTTGATTCTCTACAACCTTTCCAACAAACTCTTCAGGGTTGTTAAGGATTGCTTCTGCTTTTTTATAAGTCACATAAGCACCATAGCAAAGTGCTCCACTAATTGCCAGACTCGTCGCTGACAGAATGATTGCTATGTTCTTCATCTTTCATCTCCTCATTAGCTAACCTTAGTATGTAGTAAATGATATATGCAGTAAAGGAAAGTCCACAAGATAATAATATTACTACTCCCCAAGGGAACTTATCCATCAATACTTACCTTCAGTGCAATATTGTACTTTCTTATTTGGGTAATAAGGATACAACCCATCTCTTGGTTTCATAAATCCACATCCAATTAACCATTCCTTTGTGAGTGGAGTTGGTGTTACCTGTTCCCACAATGGACCTTGTGCTACCATCTCTAGGAATCTAGCAGTTTGATTGAGTTGTTCTTCTGCCCAATTAGCATCTGCTTCCCAGGGAACAGCACGACTTTGCATCATTGATTCATAAGTCAATTTAGTCATCTTCATTAACCACACAGGAATTTCAGAATCTTGATGCACTTGTGCCATAAATGAAGTTTGTAGTCCACCACCCATAGCATCTTGAACAACGTGCCAACCTTCGTGGCGAAGTGTTCCCAAAAATTCTCTTTCGTCTTTTACAAGATTTTCGTTTATAAAAAACCGATTATAATTTGGTTTGTATAATCCCACTGTTCTTGGAGTAAAATATCTCTCTGGTGCAACATAAACAGGAATTTCAAGTTTATCTAGAGCATTTATGATTCTTACAATTTCCTCTCTGAATGGATCAAAATCAGGGTCTTTTAAAAATTCAGAATTTACTGAAAGTTTTTCTATACCCTCAGTACATTCTAAAAGAATCATACAACCCATTGCCTCAACACTATAGGGTCTTACTGTTGGTTGTTTTGGTTCTACTGAATTAGCAAATGTAGGTAATGCTAATGTTAATGATAGTCCAAGTGTAGTTAGAAATTTTTTCATTCATTCCACCATCCTTCTTGTTTATGAATCCAGACCTTCAAATCTTTTACATATTTTCTCAATATTTCTGCTTGCTCCTCATGCCAAAAATCACCCGTCTCCATATAGAGGCGGGTGTGATTATCTATTGCTTGAAGTATTTTGTGGATTGGAGCATTCCAACACTCTCTTTTAGGAGTGTTCCATTCTCGTGGCATGGGTAAGTGAATGTATAGATTTCATTTTTGTGTAGATAATCAGTTTGGCACATATTAGGTCCAATTACTACATGACCTGCAACGGTCAAAATTAAAAATTCAATCACTTTTTCTTACCACCGTTCTTAGCCTTTTTAGCAGTAGCATTGCCCTGGTTCTGCTTTTTATTATTAGCAGATCCCTTCTTGCCCTTATTAGCAGATTTAGACATTATGCTCCTCCAGTACGAGGCTGGACTTGACCTTCTAATACTTCAACTCTTTCTTCAAGAGATGGTGCTGCTGCTTCGGGCGCAGGTGGTTCAGGTGGAGCTTCAACTACCACTTCTTCTCTTTTTGGTTCATCTTTCTTTTCATCATCTTCTCCACCTTTCTTCATAGTATTGATACCAAATGTCGCAGCAGATGCTGTGAAGACAGTAGCAATAAAGGTTGGGTCCATCTTAGCAAGAAGACCAGCATATGAAGCTGTCAGGAGAGCAGCAGACCAACTCAGAATAGCAACACGAATAACAGTACTCATACACTTTTCTCTTTTGTTTTGTTCCATCAGTCTGTTTGATGAAGTCTGTTATATTTAGGATTTTAGAACCTAAACTTAACTTTACCAGCAATAGAATTGTTAGTTACATTATCATTTACACCGTGGGATGCCTCAATAATTAACATCTCTTTATAATCTATTGATGCACTGACACCATAAGAGTTATCAGTAGCATAAGCACCATCAACACTGACACCAAAAACATCACTCTTCTTACCTCCAAATCTGGTTTCAAGTTTGAGCCCTGCTTCACCGACGTGAGTTGTTTGATTGAATGCCTCAACAGTTCTGGAAGACTGAATCGAACCAGTTTCTACATAAGCGTTTCTCTTGTTGTTCCACGCAGTATAACCAACAAATGGACTTAACCACTTGGTTACGTGCATATAGAGACGGTTTGTTACCCACCACTCGTTTCCAGTTGTGGAACCAGTATTATTAAATACACCTTCGACTGTTCTATTATAATTGTACTTACTATCTGCAATTGCTGCATTCGTATTTAAAGTAAATGTATTGCCATGGAATGTGTTGAAGATTCCATGAACATTCTTAACTTGTGTTGTGTTTGAATCGGAACCACGAAGTTTAACATTTACATTATTATACTGGTAACCAACCGTCCAACCTTTTGTTAAATCAAACTCAAATCCACCACCAAAGATTTTAGAATCCGCAGTGTATCCGTCAGCATTATAGGACTGAACAAATCTATTGTTCTCAAAGATTCTTAATCTCTTATTCCAGTTTGGTGATGCCTCGTGATTGAGAATTCCATTAATACTATCATTAATATTGCCAAGAACTTCTAATTGGTCTACACGACCAAACAAGTTATCATATGTGTGTGAAATACCAACATCATTCCAAAGCTCATATGTAGTTGTAGGTGTTCCGTTAGATACGGTTTCAGTTCCATCCGAATTAGTCGTAGTCGTAACTGGTGTGGTTACAACAGTTCTTACCATCGGAGTTGTGGTAGTTGTTGTATGGTGTCTTGCAATCTTCTGAACTCCTTTGTTTTCAGATGCATCGTGCTCTGTAAGAGTTACATTTACAACTGGAAGAGTTGAGGACTGAACTGATGAGGATGATACAGAAGGACGGGTAACTACGGTTGCATCAAGAGCAGTTGCAATCACAGAAGAACTTACATTTCCATTTGAAGAAGAACTTGAAGATGTGGAAGTTCCTTCTATAACTGTGGTTGAACCATCTGCATGATAGATGGTTGTGACTGGTGTGGACGTTGTTGTGGTTGTTGTGACTGGTGTTGTATCAAGAACAGTATCAGTATAAGTTCTAGTTCTTGGATTTCCAGATGCATCTGTATCGGTTACAGTTCTAGTAACTGTTCTGGTTCCAGTTGTGGAAGAAGAAGAACTTGAAGTTGTTGTAACAGTTCTTGTAACAGCAGTAGCATCAAGAATAGTTCCAGTTACAGCATCCGTTCCAGTTCCATCAGAAGTAGAGGTGGTAACTACTGGTGTTCCGTTTGATGTTGTTGTGGAACCATCAGAATACGTTGTGGTTGTAACTGGTGTTGTTGTAGTTGTTGTGGTTGTAACTGGAATAGTTGTTACAACAGTATCAACATAAGTTCTTACAACTGGATTTCCATCAGTATCAGTAGAGTTGATTGTTCTTGTTACATAAGAAGTTTCAGTTCTAGTTGATGATGATGTTGAAGTTGATACTGAATCTGCAGTTGAAGTTCCTGTGACTGTTGGCGTTGAAGGAGTTGTTGGTGCAGAAGCAGAACCTACGTCAGTAACAGTAAAGGTTGATGGAGTAGAACCACCAGCACCACCAGCAACAGCACCAGAACCAGCAGCGAATGCGGATGGTCCAAAGATATATGCATATTGAACGTTAACAATGTCCCCGGCATTTAAACCAGTGAACATAAAACCAAGTCCAATGGTGTAATCTCCATCACCATCATTTACTCCATTATAATAGTCAACTGGATCACTAGTCCATCCAGCACTTACACCAGCATTAACTCCACCAATTTGCCCCGTGAACAGTCCAAGAGCATACTTGGATGCAAGTGCTTCTGATAGAACCACATTGGTTGCAGGAATACCACCTGCATATCCTCTGACATTAAGAGTCGCAGAACTATCACCTGCGGCAGCTCTTGCGTCTGGGTCAGTGAATCTGCCGAAGTAAAGAGTGGGAACATTAATTAAAAACTCTAAACGAGTATTGATATCGACAAAGTGTTGATTATCATTAAATCTTACATCGTGTTCAATATGAAAGTTTGAGGTTGAACCAGACCATACTGCACGATTATCAAATGTAACTCCACGATAGGAGACACCAGAATAATCTGCATTGGTTCCTGTTATTGGACTAGAACCCATATAAGAAGCATTATTATTAGTGTGATTAAAGATGATTGCTCCAGTCGCATCTAGTCCTTTAATTGTCCATCCCTCAAAAGGAGTTCCTGGTGTGAGGTAATCGTATGATGGATTGAAGGTTCCAGTACAAGTAGAATCGTAGAGAATACCAGGTGCGGTGTTTCCTTGCGAACCTATAGTTCCTAAATCACTTGTACCGATTTTTACGCAGTTGCCTTGTAATGTGACATTTCCTGCAAATGCTGCTGGTGCGCCAACTAATAGCGCAGACGCTGCAGCAAGCGCCTTTGTAGTGTAAGACATATAAAGTCCTCTATGACTCAGTGTGTACTAAACAAAACAAACCGAAGTATGTTTAAAGGTAAAGTATTCACCGAATCACAGAGGACTCGGAGTATGTAGATTCAGACCAGTTAAGATCAAGAATCAGTAATGATTGTAACTATATTTATCCCTTCTTCCAGGCTTCACCTTCTGCCTTTCTTCTACGAGCAAGTCCTGCTTCTACATTTGAACCGGGATTGCGGTAGAGGTAAAGAGCATCGGGAACTAGGTCCCACTCTTTATTCTTCAGGCGTTTAGTAATAGTATTAAAGTTATCGCCACCGTAAAAACCGGCACCAAGATTATAAGCAAAGCTGAGCAGAGCTCCCCTCTTTCCATCAGACATTTCTCCCCAATGTGGAATTTTACGAAGTGCTGGGAGAAACTCTTTTTTACATTGTTCAATTAAGAGTTCATCAGCTTCTTGTTGAGTAAGTGTATCACCAAGTTTGAATGCTGAACCATCCTTCTTACGGGTAGAACCCCAACCGATTGTGATTGGAAGTCCACCAGTCAAAGGGTCAGGATATGCCTTTAGATGGCATCCTTCAAACTCTTTAATTAACTTAATGCCCATTTGCGGTACATCATCACCACCTGCTACTGGGGCAGAGGGAGCTGCAGCAGCGGCAGGGGCTGGTGCAGCACTAGTCTTTTTTCCGCGATAAATCTCCGCCCAATCAATGTTATCCTCTAGATATTTGACTGGGAGATTATCTTCTAACCACTGTACTGCTTTAACGTGGTTAGGGTTCTTCTCGTCATAAAACTTGAAGAAGTTGTGCAGGTCAATTCTTGCCATTGTTGCCTCCTATATTTGGAAAGTATATATCGAATAATTCACTTGCTTCTTTATGTTTGCCTTGATTTGTGAGTTTCTTCACTTCTTCCAGAATCTTTTTTTTAAACTCAGTCGAAGATCCTTCCCCACCCATCATTTCCTCCTGGGCACCAACGATGCTTGAGAACTGCTTTGGTGTAAATGGTTTTCTTACCATTCGTTACGGGTCCAGTATAGTTATCGTTGAGTGAACCATATGGATCGTTAATGTAATATCCCTTTCCATCTGGAGTCTTACCGATTACAACACACATGTGCCCACCAGTAGGTGCAGATAAAGAACCGCGATGCAGGATACCAATAACAACAGGTTTCCCAGCATCAAGACTCTTATCAATGTCAGCAAAAGAAAGATTGTAACTAAAGTGTGACTTAATTCCATAACCTGCCAGAACTTTCGTCTGAACCGCATGGTCAGTAGTGTCACCAATCGCAAATACTTTCTTGACATATTCATCGTCGCCTTTGATGCTTCCTGGCTTGAGGAAAGCAAGGCACATAGCGCACGATGAACTGTTACAAGTTCTATGTGCATCTCT